GGATTTAAAACCCGTTCCACTCGTTTCAAGTTGAACAACCAGAACAAGCAAAGCAAGGCAATATCCAACGGTAGGGGAGGGGAGGGGTAAGGTATATCTCCTCGTAGCTTTACATAATGTAAATTATCAGCATAACGAGGTAATTTAAAAAGGGGGTGAGGGGGGATGAGTTGTAACTGCCTGTCGGGCATCCACCTACCCGACGACAAAACAAGTTTTGAACACGATTTCATTTCCCAAAAAACTTTGAAAATCTCGGAATATGGTTAGAAGGAACATTAAATTATGATTATGAATCTACTTACCAATTTCACAAGGAAACAGGCAATGGCTATTGAAATGATAGCTACACGCCCTGATATTAACTATGCAAAGATAGCGGACAAATTAGGAGTTTCGAGGATGACAGTATCTACTTGGAAGCGGAATCCTTTATTCTGGAGTGCTGTTTATACTCGATATATGCAGTATATGGAGGGGAAACTTCCGAAGGTTATGGATGCGATGGTTAGGGAAGCGTGTGAAGGGAATGTTCAGGCAGCCAAGTTGGTTATGGAATCAGCAGGGAAGTTAATTAAGAGGGTTACACTTAGCGTGGATTCGCCTTTTGAGAAGTTCCTTAAAGCTGAGAGTATTGAGTTTAAGGATATAACGGATGGTGAGATTCAGGATGAGGATTTTGCACATTTACCAGTGAGGAATTCTACTAATGACCATCCTGTAAGGAGAATGAGGGCTGAGAAGAAGAAGATCAAGCAAAAGTTAAGCAATTACAAGGGTAAGACCAAGTATGCTACTGAGCAAAGACAAAAGAGACAAAAGCAGAGGATTGTTTTGAGGAAAAGGGCTATTGATGTTGGTCTTAAACCTTTGATAAACAAAAAACCGACTAAGACTGATTATACAGCGTGGGTTAATAAGATTGTGGAGTTAGAGGAACAACGTGGGATTAAGTACGACAATAAAGATGTGGATTTATATATAAAATGAGTGAGTTAGATTTACTTATAGGAAGTAACATTAAGGTTATCATAGGTTTATTCTTTATAAATATGTTCAAAGATTTCATTTCGAGCATTGTGAGTGGTTTATTTATGTTTATAGGGAAGGAGTTAAATGTAGATGATAATATTTTTATCTCAGGGCGACCTGCTCGTGTCATTAGGGTTGGCGTACTCAACACAGTTTTCTTTATGAGGGATTCAAAGTGTAAGATGCGTGTTCCGAATGTTCAACTAAAGGAACTCACCATCGAAAAGGTATTACCTGAGAATGGTAAACCTTATATTAGGGAAAAGGATTATTCTAAATAGGATGAACATCTTTATTTCTTAAACCTACATTTCTTGAACATCCTCCTCGACAAAAAAGACTTGCGAGACACTTTTGAGGGTATTATCTTAATTAACCAACAGAAAGGTTAATAGAATGTTTAAGAAAAGTGATATTAAGGTAGGGGATAAGGTGTTATTGGGTAATAAACCCTATGGCATAACAACCTACCAGAGAGCAATGGAACGATTCTCCATAAATTACCCCTCCAAGACAAATCCATTTAAAATAAACTATCAGAAGGTTACTTCGGTTAGACCTCTGACTTGCAGGGCTGTATTAAAAAATAAGAAAGATGTCCACTATCCTAAGAGTTGGTTATATGATCAATTCTATATGAAGTGGGTGTCTGAGATAGAAAGGAAAGAACAATGAAAAAAAGAGAAATGGAAATATCTATATTTAGATTTATATCTGAATTTAGACGACAAATAAGTATATCAGGAAGTGTTATGCACCATTGCGATATTTCTTGGAAAGAAGTTTTTTGGGATTCGTTAAAAATGAGATTAAAAGAAATTCCAAATCAAAGGTGGTTAATAAGAGAAATGAATGAAATAGATAAATTTCTTGAACTGGATGAAGTTAAAGAACTAACAGATGGATATAAAATTCACGATTTAATTTAATCCCTAAGGATAGTATCATCTATATCCATACCTTCTGGAACTAATACGCAGTAGCAGTTTCCTCTGCAAACAGACCAACCTGAACCGGGCATACCTCTGGATTCCCAACCGCCCCAAGTATCCACCACTCCTGCTCTGCCAAGACAATCTTCGCATATTTTATGTCCACTAACATTAACCCACTTAAATTGTTCTACGCGATCCCCATAAACCGCAAGTTGTCCGAGCCGACTGCTTTGCATAATTCCGAGTACGATTGCTCGTCTAACTGAATTACGCAGTTCTCCGAATATTCGCCCACTGGTCTGTAAATCTCTTGAAAGTATTCCTGCGATTGCGTTGTCTGTTGCTCCTGCTGCTCGTAATACTGCAACTTCTTGGTTAATTCTATTAACAAACTGATTAATATCATATCCGAGTCCAAGTAAGAGCCAAAGAAGGAGATTCTCATCTTCTTCTGTCGCTTCTTCCTCAAATTGGTTAAGAGTTTCTTCAAGTTCTTCATCTGTTATTTCTATTGGCATTATTTATGAAATGCCTTTAACCTTTCCTTAAAATACTTGTCAAAAATAATTTTTTTCTTTTTTCTTATAAATCTTTCAGGGAATCCGAACCATTGTCGTTGTGGAATCTTCGCACCTGCGAAATTAAATTGTTTTCCTCCGATTATAGGTCTGTTTTTTGTAGTAAAACCCTGATTATGATAAACTCCGTATGGAATCCCTGTTGAGGGGCTTCTTCCTCCCATCATTCTAACAGAATTAGCATCTACGATAGTTTTCCGCATTGAACCAGTGTCTATAAGTGGTCTTGATCCTTTTCTGCCTTTTAACTTCCTTGCTTCCACTGATTGTTTATTACTTGAAAGAGGAGCAAAGGGTTTTCCGTAAATGTCATAACTTTTATCTAAACCGCCTTGTATTCTTTCGTTTGTGGCTCTGGCATATCTTTCTATTACATGACCTATAATATGAGGTAAATGATTTGCCAACTTTAAAGCGTTGTATGATATTTTAATGTCTTTAATCAAGTAATTTCTCCGCAAACTCCTTTCCTTGCCTTCTTGCTCTTACTATTTCTGGTATAAACTTTAATAACATCCTTTCTGTAAAATCTTCTGCATACACTTCAGGACTGGCGAGTATTTCTTCGATATTCACCTTAGTGTCAAGCTCTATTGCATCTGTTTTATCTCTATACGCTTTCAGTTGCCTGACGAGGGCGACTAAAGATGCTTCGTGGTTTTTCTTGTGTGACATTTGCAGTATTTACCTCTTTATTCTTTATTATAATTTTTTCTGATTCTTTTATAGTTAAATCTTTGTTGATTTCATTAAGCAACTTAGATTCTGTCGTGAGATTATGTATAAGTCTGTATTCATTCCATTGGATTTGGTCTTGAACAGTCTGTGGATATTCAGGTTCTATGAAATTAACGCTGAACTTAGTTCCTGTATCCACGCCATTGGATTTAGCAATAGCACTTTCAACTCTAAAAAAATCTTCCTCATATTTAGCCCAAAGGTCTAAATCATCCTTATAATCCTCACTTCTTTCCAAATCTTTGATCATTAAACTGATCCCTGACGGCATTTCACCACCTTGTTCAGCCCAATGAATCCATAAATGATTATTTTGAGCAACAAGCTCAACTTGAAACTTGATTGCTTGTATAGTTGCATTAATATCACCTTTAGGTGCTTCAATTCCGAAACTACCACCTTCAGGTATTGAAATAATAACATCTGAACCTGCTCTGGTTATAGGTTTATCTGCATCCAACCCACTTGCCCATGCCTGACCGAACATTTGATAGCGAAGTCCAAGTGCAAGTTCAGTAAGGGATATATTTGTATGTTCATTAACTTCTACTATATCTGAAGCACCTTCAACAAAATGAGAATCTATCTGTTCTTCCCTATGAGTGAAAACAAAAGGTAAAACTCCATATCCGTGTTGGGCATCAATTTCAATCTTCCCGTCTTCATCATATTGTTTATAAACTTGGTCATCCCAATAGGCATATTTAAGTTTTGTTGCATCTGATACATCATGTACTGGCAATAAAATTGGATAAATAATCGAAGCAGGTCTAAATGGGTCAGTATCGAAGTAAGCATCATAAAAATAAATAGGTTTACTCCTTAAACCTTCATCTGTCCATATAATTTGATTTGCTATGCTACCAACCAATCTTGTCATTCTTTCTATATGCTTCATATCACAAGGCTTAGACATTGTTAATTGCTTGTAAGCATTATTTGTGTTTCTATCAGCACCAATAGTATAGATCCTTGACATTCTATTAATAAACCTACGGGTAAAGTTCACAGTATAAATTGGCACTTCTTTAAAAGCATCAGCATTAAAATATGGAGTAATATATTTAGCCGTATTATTTCTACCACCTTGATAATAATCTAATAATTTACGGACTTCTTTACGCCTTGCTTTTGAGTTCTGCAATTTTGATTCTTTAATTGATTCTTGGATTAAATAATCACTATGTATCATCTTTTAATAAACCTCAATTCTCTATTTTTTATTGGGAAACGATTTAAAAAGAAATAACGGAAAGCATCGCAACCGTGATCGTGATAACCATCTTTTACAGGGTCTAACTTTAATTCTCTGCCCTCTTTTGGTTCTGGATAGCGATAATTTTCTAAATCTTCCATTATTCCTTTGCATTTATTGCTAATGTGTAAAAATCTTTGTCCTTCTGCGTTTTCTATAAAACTTCGGCAGTGTGAGATGCCTTCTGATACTTTTCTTGATAATCTATCTCTTACAGTCTTAATATGGATGCCTTGCCTTCTGAATATTTCAATATCGCCCAATCCTGTCTGTCCACTTACTTGGAATCCAGCCGGGTCGCCAAAATAAGAAACTACCCTGTAAGGTTTATTCTTAATTCGGTTGGCAAGTTCATCTGTCTTTACATCTGGCTCGTGGATTATCTCATCTACTATTTTTGTATGCCACAGACCCTCTACCAAGTAATTCTGCATCCATAATACTCCCGGCATCCTATATCCGAAGTCTATTGAACAATAAGTTGGTAATTGGGGATCATATCTAAAATCACCCCCATCAAGTTGCCTATCAAAAGGATAAACACGACCAGCAAAAGAAGTAAACATAGCACCATATTCTTGGTCAAAGATTTCCCTTGCCATATTTCTTTTAGCTTCCAGAAGGTCAGGATCATTGATACCAAAAGGGTAAGCATAATGGTTTTCCCAACTTGGGGAATTAAATGAAGTCCAATAATCATCTTTTTGACCCAATAGAAATAAATCATAAACCCAATTATACCCTTGTGGTGTTGTTATAAACAATGCCTTACCTTTTTTATCAGACAGGGTAGGTCTTAGATACATTTCCCAAGTTTTCTTTTTGATTTTGGCAGCTTCATCTAAAATAAGATAGTCCAAACCTTCACCTACTAAGGTTTCAGGTTTATCTGCCGATTTTCCTACAATCGTTGAACCCCACTCGAACTCAATGTATTGTTCTTTGTAGGATGCTCTACGATAACCAAATTTCTTTTTAATAATCAAGGCATCCCATATTTCTCTGAATACTTTTTCAGAACCATCGTATGTTGGTGCAACACACCAGACACGCTTGTTCTTTTGGGTCAGTACGCATTGTGCTTCAACGGAAGCTGCCACTGATTTGCCCCATCTTCGCCCACAAATTGCTGTTGTGAACCGCACATCAGGATTTTCAGGGAAGTGTAATCTTTCCTGACCCTTATGAGGTTTATACCCAATGAAGTCAAACCATTTTCTCTTGTAATCAAGGGTTTTATCTATTTTTTCGACCATAAACCACTCCCAATTTAATAATTATTTTTCCTTATACCCCCAATATATTGTGGTGATTTAATAAATAAGTGTTAATATACCACCAGATATAGTAATAATATTTAACTCATACGGAGGTAAAATGGAAACAGCAACTCAGGAAGTTGAAAAACCTGCCGACAGTACAGTCGAAAAAAACATCGACACTAAAGTCGAAAATAAAAATGAACAAGTTCCTTATTATCGTTTTAAAGAAATAAACGAAAAATATAAAGTAGCTACCGATGAACTTTTAAAGTTCAAGAGTGAACAAGAGGAAGCCCGACTGAAAAAACTGGAAGAAGATGGTGATCTAAAAGCTATTATTGATGAAAAAGACAAACAGATCGCGGCTTTAAGTTCTAAAGCTACTGAATGGGATACCTATCAATCTGACCGCAGAGATGTGTTATTATCGAAATTATCAGATGATGACAAAAAGGTTTTGGAAAATGCTAAACTTGAATTAATTGAGCATTTTGTTTCAAAACAAGATAAAAATATAAAACCCAATATTGGAACTATTCCCGGCACGACTAAAAATGTAATCCTTTCCAAAGATTGGACTACGATGGATGACGGAGAAAAAAGAAAAAATTGGGGCGATATTTTAAAAAGTTATAAAAAAAATTAACCCTACTTGAAGATGGTGTAAGCCATAGTTGATAGAGGGTTAAATATTTAGGAGATAAAAATGGCTTTTAGCGGAGACCCATCGAACGTTAATGTTCAATCGGGGGGAACAGGAAAGAATAGTTACCCCATCGCTGACCAGTTTGTCCCAGAAATTTGGGGACAGGCTGTTTTTGATGTATTTCAACAAACAATAATGATGAATAATGTGGGGATAAATTTATCTCCAGATGTAGCAAATGCTGGTGATGTAATTCATCTACCCCACATTGGTGTTCCAGCCTTACAAGCAGTTACTCATGGTGAGGAAATTGCAGTAGAGATTGGTGGGAGTGGTACTGAAACACAGACAGATTTAACTATTAGCGAATATAATGTTTCTTCTGTGTATGTTCCAGACATTACAAAAGTTCAATCAAGTTACGACCTTATGAGTATTTATGTTAAACAGTTAGCCTATGCTAATGCAAGAGGTTTTGATAACTTCATGCATTATCAAGTAGCAAATAACTTCAAGGGGTTATTTAGAGGTGCTACAGGTGCTATTGGTCAAGATTCGGATACTTCAATGCACGTTGTTATGACAAGTTCTGCATTGGGTCAAGGTAATTTAACAAGCTTAATGGGCTTAATACTTGGAGAAACAGGTTCAACTGATGGTTGGAATCTTGTTTTGTCGCCTGATACATATGCAAGTTTAAATGCTTTAACAGATTATGCTCAAGGAACTCAAGCTACGCTTGGTGCTGAGTTTGGTAGAACAGGTAATGCAGGTGCTATACTCGGTATGCCTGTTTGGATAGCTCAATCCCCTTATATGGGTTCTGCTGGTGGTGGTACAGATGTTGCTGCTGTTGAGGGCAAGGGTATTAAATTTGTTCAGGCTCTTGATTCAGATGGTTCAGGTCACGAAGATATTGTATATGGATATGCAATACATGAAAGTGCTCTGTATTATGCTTTCTCAAGACAAGCTAAATTAACAGCTTCTTATAGGCATTCATATCTATCAACACTTATTACTTGCGAATCTGCTTATGGTGGAGCGTTTAGAAATACTGATGCTGATGGTAATCGTAGGTGTTTTGCACTTATTGATTATAAGTCTTAATCAGTAGCTGATTAAATAAATGAGGGGGGTGTTTATTCATCCCCCTCACATAATAGGATAGGAATTATTTAATTGTTTTTAACTGCAAATTTCACAACTAATGAACTCAAATGCCCGTGTTGTGGCGAATGCAAAATGGACAAGGAGTTTATGATTAAACTTCAATTCACAAGAAGTAATTGTGATTTCCCTTTTAAAGTGAACTCAGGATATAGATGTAATAAAGAAAACAAAAAAGTAACAAAAGGTAAACGCAGTTTTGGTGAACACACCAACGGCACGGCAGTAGATATTAGCATTAAGGGTAGATATGACAGATACGAGATTTTATGGTATGCAATGAATACACATTATTTCAGGGATATATCGGTAGGTAAAACCTATATCCATTTAGGGAAGGGGAGAGATATGGAAGGTATTGGTGTTTATGGATAAAACTCAGGAACATAGGGAATGGGTTATAAGAGCACTCACTTCGCAATGTACGGATTTAAAGTATATTAAGGAACAGGTAGATAAGAATGAAAAGCATCTTAGTAAGATCAATAATCGTGTCGGCAACACAGAGAAGAAAATTAGTTTTTTACAAGGTATTGGTTCTTTTATTGGTATTTTGTTTGGTGCTTTCATTACTTTTCTATTTAAAAAAGGTTAATTTTTTGATATTTTGATTTGTCCTCATTGCACATCTAATAATGTAGATAAAAGAGGTGTTAGGAGAGGAAACCAGAAGTTTTGTTGTCAGACTTGCAAAAAGTGGTTTCAAACACCTATAAAATCTGATTTCAGAGAAGATATTTATAGCAGGGATATAGAACCCGGACAAGTCTTACACGCAAAGTTTAAAAACACAGTAAGGATATACTGTGCGACTGACATCCATCACGGAGCAAACGAGCATCATTGGGAAAAGTTTGATGAGTTTTTAGATATGGTTGAGAAGGATGATGATGGATATTGGTTTATGAACGGGGATAACATAGAATGTATCCCACCAAATTATAAAATTTCACAAAGGGGTCAATATGAAGAACCTGATGACCAACATCTAATCTTCATAAAACGGATAGACAGAATCAAACATAAACTACTTTTTGTCAGAGGTGGAAACCACGATATGATAAGAAGCGTAAATCTTTTAGGTTTTGATGTATCTAAGGTTTTGGCAGATAGATTACAAGTGCCTTATTTTAAGATGCCCGGATATACAAATATTAACATAGAAGGCAAAGATTGGAAACTTGTAACTGGACATGGTAGAGGTGGAGGAAAGAACGGTGATCTTGAACTTGATAAAATGGCAGCCGTTTATAGTGATGGCGATGTATTCTTTCTTGGACACAATCATCAACTCTATGCTAAACCGATAGACAGTCTTGTTATAGACATGGCTGAAGAACGCCTAAAAAGAAGATGGTATTGCAGAGGTGGAAGTTTTCTTAAATATGCTGATTATGCCCGATACAGTTTCTATCCAATGGTAAGAACTGGGTGGGTAACTATGGAATTTTCGAAGAAAGAAATAAAATGTTGGACAAACTAAAGACTGTATCATCTTTTGGCGATACCGTATTTTATACTGATAACGAAATTATTAACTTGAGAGGAAATTATGATAGAATATTTAACAGCAAAGTTCGGAGTAGTAGCACTTCAATACACGGCAGTAGGAGTAAGCGGTGTAGTTGTAGCTTGGGCACTAAAAAGAGTACCAAACAAGGCGATAAAAGCTAAGTTTGGTGCATTTATGTATGGAGCAGGAGTTGCTACAACTCTTGGTCTGAGTAAGTTTAAATGGACAAAGGGGCTTTGGAATAAAACAGTAGAACCCTATGTTATAGATGCAATAGATAACATATTTGTTACTGGTGTTTCCAAGTTCGTAGAAGGAATGAGGAGTGATGGCTAAACACGCCTATCCAAAAAAGAAAAAGAAGATGAAGAAGGGTAAGAAATAATGGCAAGTCTTACTGATAAAACTATATCAGGAAGTTATAAAGATTTACTTCAGATAGATAATTCTAATAGTGGTGTAGATGCCACAACCAGAGTTGTTAAAGATGGTGCTGGGAATTTCTCTGCCATTAGGCTATCTGATGACCAAGTGATTGTACAACCCATAAATGATGATACATCTATATTCACTGTTAAAGATAAATCTGGAACAACAATATTAAAAGTTGATTCTTCAACAGGAGGAGATTTTGGTGTAGATGTTGATGGAGATGTAGCATTAGATTCTAATAGTGGGAATTATATAATGAAAAAGGGTGGCACTGAGTTTAGTGCTACTGATTCAGCATACGCAGGGATGATATTGGGATATACTGCAATAGGGATAGATTCTGCTGATGATTCTTATACCACTACAACATCTATGGCAGTTACAGATGCTGACCATAAAGTTACATTCACTGCTCCACCGAGTGGTAAGGTCGAAATATTTGCAAGTATTTATGTAGATACAGGACAAGGCAGACCATTAATCTTTGGATTGTCAGATAATGCTACTTATAGTGCGATTGATTTTCCTACTTCAAATGACCCAACAAATGAACATGAAGTATATACAGGTGATGAAACTGATGAAGAACAGATAAATCATCAATGGGTAGTAGAAGGTTTAACAGCAGGAACATCATATACTTGGTATTTTGGAGCAATGGCTTCAACAACAGCAGGTGCATATGTATTAAGATGGGGAGGCGATGTTACAGCAGAATATGGTGCATTTATTATGAAAGCGACAGCATTACCCGCAACAATTTATACAGGATAATATTAATAAGGAGATTTAAATATGGGAGCTTATATACCACCACCACTATCACCAGCAACCAGTCTGAGGGGGCGTTCATCTTCAGCACGGGGTGCAAAACCAATACTTGAAAAAACAAAATCAGTTTCTTATAATTCTGCGACTTCAGATCAGATATTTGCTATATCGTCTGAATCAGGTTCAGCAACAAAAGAATCAATGCCAAATGCTATTGAAATCCAGAATAATGGTGGTGTGCCTATCTTTTTAATGGTAGGATATAAATCATATACAGATGACACTTCTGATGATGCTACAGATTTTCTTCATGTTTTGTTGCCACCGGGAGAAACATTTAATCCTCCAGTTCGTGCCGTTATATCAAGTGCAAACGATAATACGATAATGTTTGGAACTGCTGTTGATAATCTCGCACCAGATTCCAATGAATATACAGATAGTTTGGCAAATGTAGATTCTGCTACAGCATCAGGTGTAGTCGGTAGTCTTACTGATACTACAGTTTATTTAGAGCCTTATACATCGGCTGCTAACTGTGCAGCAAATAAATTCCGTGTAAATGACCTTATACGCATTGATGATGAAATTATGTTGGTAACTGCAATAGGGGATAAATCAGATTTAGCCAATAATAAACTTACTGTTGAAAGGCATATGTATGGTTCTCTTGCATCAACAGCAGGGGCGGATGGTGATCCAGTTAGATTGCCTTTTTTCAATGCTTACCACGATTTTGATAAATATACTGTTGCCCAAACTAATAGTAACGGCAATTTTAAATGTTTTAACTTCTTCGGGCAGGGGCGTTCTGCAACAGAAAGTCAAGGTATAATACCGGGAAGTTTTGCCGTGAAATTCTATAGTGCTGGATACAGAAAACTCGGCTTATCTGGGATTCATTCATCGGCTACTACATCTCTCACGGCAGGTGGCTCATATTGGCTGAAAATCGCTATAGATGGTGGAACAGCAGAATCAATAAATTTTGAGGTAGATGCGAGTAATACAAATTGGGGAGGAACTAACGGAGTGCTTTCTAAAATTCAAACAGCGTTAGATGATAAATATAATAATACTGCTTCAAATACCTTTCAGCAAAAATCAACTATTGGTATTGTTAATGGTGATATTCAATTTACTTCAGGACAGAGATTATCTACTTCTGCAATAGCACTTACGGCTGGAACAGACGGGGCAAGTGCTTCATATAATATATTTGCACAACAAAATGGATGGTTTCCAGCCCTTACTAATGTTCCTGATGCTGTTGGTGCAAAACTCCCAGTTGATGTTATTTATGATAGAGTTACTTATTCTGCATCTGCAAATACAGGCGTGTTTGGATATGATGATGGATGGGGAAGATTATTCGGTGCGTGTAATGGAACAATTAATTATGAAACTGGTGCTATTAATATGACAGGATGCCCAGACAATGCTGAATTTGTTGTAAGTGCATTAACCAATTCGGCTTTTTCAGGTAAACTGAATGAAGGAGAAGCAGACCGTGTTAATTCTATTGTTGAAATATTAGCTAACACGCCAAGCCAGAAATGGAATGGTTCTGTTATAGTTAGGACTTATTAATGGCAGTTGCACCTCAATATTGCACAGATAGAGATTTAAAGGATGTCTTTCCTCATATAGATGACTATGATACTAAAGTTCCTATATATGGTTGGGTTGTTCATGATGGTTCTCTATATAGAGCAGATAATTGTGGACTTATTACACAACTTTTTGTAGATGGTCAGGACTTAGGCGATCCAGAAGCAAACAGTGGTGTATTAAATGCTAATGGTGAATGGTACTATGATTCTAATCTTGATGCTGTTTATTATTATAGTGCTTCTAACCCCAATGATTCGTTAATGGAATCTGGTGAGGATTGGGTTACTCTTAAAATAAGATATAGAGAAAACGCATCAAGATATTTTGAATCAAAAATAGATAAAAGTTTACCAAGAGAATTATTTAAAGATAAAGGTGGTAGTTATGACTATGTTGTTATAAGAACTACGGCATTACTTACCTGTTCTTTTCTTATAAGGAGTTTTGATCCGACTTCCGAGTTTGCAAACGCATTTTGGGATGAAGCTATGGCGACAATCGAATCTCTTAATAGTGGTGATATGAAACTCGGACATCAAACCACAGGAGATTCAAGTAAGGGTATTCTCAGAGATGTTTCATATACAAGTGGTTCTATTAGACCTGTTGATACTCGTGGAAGATATAAAGGAACTTGGGATTTAATTAGAGTTTTAATAGATACAGGTGGTGTTATTGGTACTGCTAAATACTCAGTATGGGTAAAAGATAGTGATCAATTAAAAAATAATAAAGTTATAGATGCTGAAATTATAAATGGAGATTATCAGAGTTTGGCAGGTGGCTTACAGATAAGATTTGCAGGGGATACTGATGCAACAACGGCAGCATCCAGTGATGAATGGGAAGTAGAAGTGGCAGGATATACAGAGGAAGTTGATAATCCTTCTTCATTTCGTTCAGTGAAATTAAGTAGGCGATAGTGTGGCTATTACTTTTACAAATAATTGGAAAAATATTTTAGATAAATTAGAATCAATTTTAAGAACAGAATTTAAAGGTACTTTACCTGTATATAAAGGGAATAAAGAACGAACAGCATCACAATATTTGCAATTGAATCCTTCTGGATCAGTCCTTTTAGAATACGGAACTACCTCTGAAACGAGGGAATTTACTATACAGATTTTTTATTATTTTTTAGAAGCCAATATTAAGGAGATAGCGTTAGACCATATTCTACGCACAGTTTCACGAATAGAAGCTCTAATACACGATAATATGTTAATGACATTATCGGATAGTACAAGGGCAATCAACTGTAGGATGGAATCTACAGAATTGAATGCGAATGAAGAAGAAAAAATGTATGTTGTTGAATGGGGGTGGAAATGCACCCATGTCGGTAACATTAGTTAATAAAATAAGGAGATAAATTATGGCTGTAAACAGTAGTATATATTCGGGAAAAGAGTTTAAGGTCTATGTCGGGGCTGACGGAGATGCGGACTATGATCCGGGTGTTGGAACGGTTAATGCCGCAGGTAGTGGTTCGGGGATGTATAGACTTGATGTTGAAGGTATTACATTTCCTAATTTCGCACCGAACCAAGAGTTCGAGATGCGATCCGGTACTGGTAGGGTCGCAGAATTTGGACAAATATTTTCATCATCAAAAAGAACACTAACTGAAGTGTCGCTGTCTGGAAGGGTAGAGCTTCAAAGCCTTCCTATTTTGCTTGAGAATGTATTTTCAACTGCAACGACCATAAATAATTGGAAACTTCCAACTGGATTTACCCCTAACACAATTATACACGATGAAGCTACAGGTGCGGCAGTATGGAATAAATCCTTGACATTGCACTTTGTATCTCCAACTGCTGTTGCAGATAGTTGGAACATTCCGGGTTGTGTATGTACAAATCTAAGTTTAACCGCTGACATGACAAGCAATTCAGGTAGATATGATTATTCTGCTACATTCCAGAGCCAGTACGCAGTTTCAAAGGCGACTATGACATTATCCTCTGCAAATGAGCTTACAACTACACTTGGGTCTACTTATATGTTCTTGTCAGACCAAACTACAAAAGATGTTCAGTTGATGGATTACAAGACCGGTGGGACTGATCTCAAGGATATTGATCCTATCATAAGTAGCTTAAATCTTACAATAGATATGCCAACTCAGTTTTTAGGGGCACAGGGAACAACCGCAGACCCTCAAGTTATTGCAAGAGCCGTTCCTGAAATGAGTATCACCCTCGCTGGAGCTTTTAAGTTTGATTCGGAAACAGAGATAATGTTAGAAGCATTTTTAGATACAGGTGGGATATCTTTCTTCCAAATGATATTGAACAATAGGGCTGTTACAAGTGATCTTGATACACCCGCTTCTAACCTATTGGCACTTAGCCCAGACCAAACTTTTGGGTTTATTATTCCGAAAGCTAAACTTACATCTTGTGAAGTATCAAGTGATGATGTCGCTATGGTTAATTTCGAGGCTAAAGTTCTTGACTCCGGAAGTAATTTTGTATTTCATATAGCAGCAGGAGCAACTGCATAATAAAGGAGAAAAACAATGGCAAAAAAATACTATAAAGTAGATCGGTTTTTAAAACCACAGTATGTGAGTGTAGATGATGAACGTATTGACAATACTTGGATTGAATGTGATAAGAATGGAATTCCATTAACAGTCGTTCCAAAGTCAAAAGCGAATAAAGATAAAGGCAAGTAATGAAAGAAATTAAACTTTCGTCTGGGCGTAAATTCAAGATAAAAGAGATGTCAGTTGATGACATAGATTTTTGCAATGATTTAGCGGTTCTTCGTTATGAGGATACACAACCTGTTGCAGTTACAGGACTTGCCAAAGCAAGAACAGCGTGGCTTAGAAAAGGTCTTAAAGATTGCACAGATAAATTCATAAAAGGTTTAAGTGAGGAAGAAAAGTCAGAACTATCATTTAAAATACAGGAGCATCAACGCTTGGGGGAAGAAAAGCCCTCAGATTAGCTTTAAATATTCATAATGACGGCTGGTGTGAGGGATGCAGATTTCACGAATATCCCTATGATGCACAAATTCCAATTAAAATTGGAGGAAAGTATTCTGTCGTCAAATTTGACAAAGATGAGGATGTATGGGAAATAATAGATAAACTTATAGGAGAGGTGAATGATTTTAACAAAAAGGGCAAGGATATAGATATGGCACAATCAGTCTTTTATCAGTTGCCCTTTTTTAGTTGTCCTAATATTATTTTAAAAAATGAGTATCAAAATGACATTAAGAAATATTTATATTGCAAGGGATTTGGAATCTCGCCATATAGGGGTAGTTATGGAGAACAACCTGCGTTATGGGTAGAAAAAACATTTGTAATGAATAATGCTATTAATAATAAAGAAAAAAGAGAATTAAATAAAATGAAGAAAAAAAATGGCTAAATCGATAGACACAATACAAATACAGTTTAAGGCATCAGGAAATCAGGCATTAACTGCTGCTGTAAGGGCACTTGATAATGCTACAAGAAGTTTAACTGCTTCTGCTATGAGCAGCTTAAAGGTTGGTAGTTCTAAGATTAAAGATGCTTTAAAACAAGAAAATGCACAATCTCGGCTTAATGAAGCCACAAGAGCAGGTACACATAATTTAAGGAATATACACGACCAAACCAGTAAAACTGGAACTGCATTTTCTGTTTTTCGTTCTAAACTTTTATTAGCAACATTTGCTATTGGGTTAATGAAACAAACTGTTGGAAAGTTAATGGGTTTGTATGATGATATGGTTAAGCAACAGATAAAAATAAATACTCATATTAAAACAACAGGAGCAGCAGCCAATCTTACAAGTCGAGAATTATTTAAACTTGCTGATAGACTTCAAGATGTTACCTTAGTATCAAACGACCTAATCCTTGAAGGTCAGTCTATGTTACTTACTTTTACTAAAATTAGAGGTGAAGCATTTGAAAGGACATTAAAGGCAGCCCTTGATTTATCTACTGGGTTTGGTCAAGACCTACGCCAATCTATAATACAAGTAGGAAAAGCAATTAATGATCCAATTCTTGGGTTTACTGCATTAAGAAGGGTTGGTGTTTCATTCAGCGAAACACAAAAAACAATGATAAAGGATTTAGTTGCACAGAATAGATTATTTGAGGCACAGAAGATTATACTTGATGAATTGGAAATGGAGGTTGGTGGTGTAACAGAAGCAATGAATAAAGCACCATTAGCAGGATGGAAAAAAGGTTGGAATGACTTATTGGATTCTATGAAAGAAGTTGGTGCTTTTTTAGAAATTGGATTTAGACCATTAGAAAGTTTATGGGGTACATTAACAAAAGGATTTAAAGATATTACTCACGGAGCTAAAGTTTGGGCTAATTCCGTTAAAGGCATAGATATTACAAAATTTGAAGCAACAAAAGACAGAATGGATTTTATTAACATTGCTTTAGGCGATGTTCAAGGAAGTTGGGATGATATGAATGATGTTCAGAAACAGTGGGCTACTGATGCAGGGCTTAGCATAGAAAGTCTTACTCATCTTGCATCTCTTTCTGGTAAATCATCCACAGGATTCTTAATGTTTAAAGATGCCTTAGAGGAGGCACGACAAAAATTAGAACAGGCTGTGGTATCTTCTAAAAAATTAGGAGATTGGGAAAAGATAAGAGAAGAAATTATGATTTCTTCAGCAGAAAAAAGTAATGAAAGATGGACTGAAACATTGAAACAACTTGATGATGCTATTACTCATTATCAAAAATTAGAAGAAGCAGAAGCTAAGTTAGACAAGAGGATGAAGGATAGAATATTTGGAGAAAAAATAGATTTCACGGCTGCTAAGGCAGAAGGAGATATTACAGGACAACTTGACCAATCTTTAGAAATAAGAGCACAACACGAACAAAAAGCTATAAGTATGAAACAACAAGCATTTGATGAATCTACACAATTATTTTCAGAAGGTTTAATGACGGAACAGGAAGCATATCAGCAATATAAGGAGAGATTACTTGATATAGACAAGTGGTATCAGGAACAAAAACTTTCATTGGATGCAGAAGAAAAAATTGCAAATATCGAGAAATGGACTGAAGCAGGGGAAATGGCATTGCAGACTATGGATAGAATAATATCGATGCGACAAACACAACTTGATGTAAGTATTCATTCTGATTTAGAAGAATTAAAAGCAACTACAAAATATAATATGGCAAGTCGTGATTCACAAATACAGATGGAAAAAGATGTAAAAAATGAACATCACAAGCAAAGGGTTAGTATATTTAGAATGGAAAAAAGTGCTGCTATTTCTGATATAATTATGAACTTTGCTACTGCACATTCTAAGACATTTGCACAACTTGGATTATTAGGTGGTCTTGCATCTATGCCACTATTGTCAGGATTAATGGCACTCCAAATTGGGCTTGTGTTAGCACAACCAAAACCACAGAAGTTTGCAAAAGGTGGAGAGTTTATAACAGACAGACCTGAAATGATTATAGTGGGTGAAGCAGGTAGAGAACGGGTTAGTATTACACCAATAGATCGCCCTGATGATAGGGCATTAGGTGGTGGTAGCGTTACTGTTAATTTCTCTGGCAATGTTTTAAGCCAAAACTTTATAGAAGATGAAGCAATCCCTGCTATTAGGGAAGCTATAAGGCGTGGTGCGGATATAGGAATCACCTAATGTTAAGTGTATCTTCTATATTTACAAATGATACACTTGGCAATAATCTAAATGTAGTTCCTCTTATTAACATTACGAAGGGGATTGATTATGAGTTAAATATTTCTACTCAAAACCTAACCTTCGATGGTAAATATTACAAACCAATCCTATTAAACATCCCCTCTATTAAGGAATCTGTTGATTTTGAGAGTAGAAAGTTCAAAATATCAAATGTTACTCTTTCTATTTCCAATGTAAAATATAATGGTCAAAGGGTTTCAGATGAGGCAGTTAATTTCACAAATGCGGATGTAGTAATCTATTGGAAATCTCAGTCTTGCACAACTTTAAATGAATGTTTAAAAGTATATCGAGGTAAAGTCAAAAGAGTAAATCACGATGATAAGAATTTTAACCTCCAACTTGAAGATGTTTCTCAGGAAAATTTATATCAAGAAGTTCCAATAGCAAGACTTGGTGATGAAGAAACTGTGCCAGATAAACATAAAAACAAGCCAATCCCAATGGTATATGGGTATGTTGATAAATGCCCTACTGTATTAAAGGTCGAAACATTAATATACAACAAAGATTTTGTCATAATTTCAGATAGTAAACCTATGTATGAATATGTATCTACGAATTGGAATAAAAATATTTATAACACACAAACCGACCCATTGTGGATATACAAAAATGATAACTATTTTAATGTAAAAATAGCACCTTTAAATATTAGCCCAACCTCAAATTACACAGAAAACCAATATAATTTACATCCTGAATCAGGGTACATACACCTTGAACCTATAGGTGGTGTGAGTGGATTAAATGCTGTTGCTGATAATATGTTGGAAACAGACATATTAAGAATACCAGAAATAGTACACCTGTCTCACGCATATGAAAATATTGATGATTATCTTGGTGAACTTGGTGGTGAAATTAATCTTATGACACATACATTAGATTATGCTTATTTTACTGGAACATTTATAGAAATTGCACTCGCAAAACTTGTTATTAAACCTATTTATGGACATATACCTGATGATGATATAATTTATTCAAGGCATTATAATATATTTAATGTTTATCTAAATCATATATCCTCATTTTCTGAAGATAGTTTAAGATTTAGAGCATACTATGATGATGATTTGGAATTATATGAAGCATATTTTGCTATACCTCAGTCTGAAGGAATATATGGTATTAATGAAGGAGAATCCTGTGAGAGTAATAATATGCATCTTTATACTGCTGAAAATGGAACAATTAATGAAAATTATGACATAGACCAATATGAAATGACGGCACAGACCGATGAATTAAATTGGACTGAATTTAGTCTTACCCCCTCGAAGTTCTTATATTATGTAATAAAAAGATTTTCTACTTCATCAGTAGAACTTGAAGCACAGATAAGGGGAATAGGTTTATACCAAAGAGTTCTTTTCGCTGGAATAGATAAAACTAATTTTTTTATAGATGTTAAAGGCAGAAAAGACAAGGCAGCAGGAACTTACACAGGGATTCCTGCACCAGAACAAAGGGGTAGTTCAAGGGATGGACACGAAACAGTATTAAACTATTGTGATACATTGGAAACTTTTCTTCTTGGGAGTTGGTCAGAAACCACTTTATCGCTTGACACTGGGTATGATTCTCTTGTCTGTATTAAAGGCGAAACAATAGATAATAGAATTACATTCATTGCACAATTAAGTGAGCCAGTATACAATGTTGAAGGATGGAATATTAAAATATGGTTTAAACATTTTGGAAATTATGGTTCATCAGGAATTTTTTCTTTTAGACTTGGTGATTCTGGAATGAACATTTCTAATAGTGATATTTACAACTTTAAACTTTGGAAAAATGTAAATTTAAATTCATATACAGAAAATGAATGGCATCAAATTACACTTAATTCATCAACAATTTGGACAGTAGAACACGATTGGAATGTAATAGAAAAAATAGGGTTACAAAAGTCATACACTGGTGATTTTTCTGAAAATGTAACTATTTCTATGGATGATATTTCTATAGGAGTATCTGGTGATATATTGGGTTGTATGGATGAAGATGCCTACAACTATAATCCCGAAGCAACAATAGATGACGGTACTTGTATTTTTTATCCTATCCCTGACTATTTTATACATCACGGATTAATCCCATCTGATGTATGGGATGGGGTTACACCATTTCAAGGTGGAGATAGACTTTCTATAAATGCAATAAACTCTTATGACCCTGATGGTGGTGATTTGGTTGGTAATTGGGAGTTCATTTCAGGTGTTGAATTGGAAAATGTCTCTATGGGAAGCACAGAAGGATTTTCAGATTCTCGAAAAACTATGGATGTGCCTGACTACATAGATGACTTCTTCGCTGAATCAGTTTATAAATTAACGATTCAAGATGACGAGGGGTTAGAAAGTTGGGTTAATATAACTGTTCCATTAGCAAACCCTGATTATGTCCCTCCTCCAACTTTTGAAGATGAAACAGCTTTTGATGCAACCCAGTTAATAGAAAATCCTGCTGACATAATAACACATATTATTTGCGAAGAACTTGGTTTTGATAATAGTAATATAAACCCTTTAGACCATAAACACGCCAGACAAGCACATTTTACAAAAGATATAAATAACTGGAAATTTGGGTTTACTGTAAATAAGAAGATAGATTCTAAAAAACTTATCGAGGACATCGCCAAATCTACACGCCTATTCCCTAAGTTCAGGAATGATGGTACATTTGGTTTTAACAGTATGCGTTATACTTATGATATGAAAGCAGACTATGTAGAAACTTTAAATACTTCTGATATAATTAGTTTTAAGATTTCAAGAACTAAGATAGATGATGTTAAAAGCAGGGTTAAAATATTTTACAATAAAGATTATGCTTTAGATGATTTTACTAAATCCTTTCCAATTGGTGAAGGTGTTTATAGATATTTTTCTGACTATGGACAAATTTGGAACAACGACTCATCAGCAGACATGCTTACATATTATGGAATAGACAGCGATGAAAACGCTACTTTAGATTTTGAAAGCGAATATATAAGAGATGAAACGACAGCAGAAGAATTATGTAAATTTCTCGTAGGTTGGTATATGAACCAACATTTAATCTTGGATGTAAAACTGCCTTTAAGTTACTTGAAATACGAAATAGGCGACATAGTGGCGTGGAATGAATTACTCGGAGGCGTTAAGGCATTCGGTGAGGATTACACAATAACCTCTGCTTTAGAAGCTGGTGAGAATGGAGAACACACACTTAGAAATGGTCAAGTTATATATCCTTTATTTATGATAATGGAATCTAATAAATCCGTTAATTCTGTTTCTATTAAAATGGTTCAATTGCATGATAGTTCTATGACACTTAGTAGAGATTACTCTGATACAACTCAACAGACAGTGGCTATGCGTATCACAAATCCAGAAACAGGTGATCATTATGGTGTTCCAAGCGAGTGGGCTCAAGGTAACGATGTTATTGGTATTAACAGGAGAACTCCTTTCCAATTCTCAGCCATTGATGTTGGCGAGGTAAGTACCGTAGATTGGATATTCACAGAAATAGATTCCTCTAATATTCCGATAGAAGGTGGTTGGTCGCATACCGAAGAAACAGTTGGGATAGAAGATTTGGTTTATACCTTTGGATATAATATTGTTGATGGAGAAGTTGGAAATGAGCCGGGATTTGAAGAAAATTCAGGTTTCCCTCCAAGATACTATAATGTTACTATGGTAGTACATAAACCAGATGGAACAACAGCAATCGATAACACTGGAAGAATAAGATTATATCAAAATGGTGATGTAAATTTAGATGGTGGTATAGATGTCTTAGATATTGTTTTATTGGTTGGTCATATTTTAACCTCTACTGTACCATCTGAAGAAATACCAAAGTATTTAATTGATTTAAGCAATGATGACCAAATAAATGTCATTGATATTGTTTTGATGGTTAATATAATACTTGAAAGTTCTTAATGAATAAATTAGAAAAATTAAAAGAAAAACAAGAACCCAATGCACCTATACTTTATTATGGGGATGGCATAGTCTGGTTGAAACATAATGGTTATCCAGCCGGGATTGAAATCGGCTTTAAAAGTAATGATATAAGGTTAGTTAAAAGATTACCTCGCAAGTGGATTATGGCTAATAGCACTAAAAAGGTTTTAATCTACACGCTTACCGATGCTCCGCTTCCTGATCCTGTTGAACTGTTTGCATATACAGGATACTTCAAACCTGTTACTTGCATACTTGCAACTTGGAATCTTAATAAGATAAGAGCAAGAATAATACCTTCTAATATCCATTATTGGGAATTATTCAAAGAACAGAAATGGGGAACTTTCGATGGTAAGTGGAAAGACTTCGGCAATACTTATTATAACAAAAAACTTAAACCTAAAACAATCTAATGTCGAGGCAAAATGTCGGCAGCACTCCAAGATTCTATTTGGATTATTTACAATGGGCTTTTGCTATTGGATTGGTTGGAGCAGAAGATGTTATTTTGGATGATGATTTAGACATAGAATCTCCAGAAGATTTATTTAGATTAAACCCAACAAAACAAACCATTATTTCGCCAACAAGCGGATGGGATTCTGATGAAAAATATATTAGAATACCGACAGGATTGTCCACTTTAGAACAAGCGAATTTTAATTATAGTTTTATTCTTGGTCATAATTTTAAAGAAGCAAATGTAGTTTTTCTTTCTACAACATCAAACGAGAATAGTTCTGATAATTATAATGCAGCTGATGAAATAAATTTTGTCGGTTCAAACTATAATGGATGGTCTGGCTATACCTTCACAGAGCAAGACGCCTCCCCTCAAGAATATTACTCACATATTTTACTTACTTTGATTAGGCTTGAAGGTGGGAGTGATGTGCCAATTAAGATTGGTGCATTCTCATTTGGCAGATATTACGATATGACCAATGCCCCCAACCTTTCACTCACACTTACAAGAGAATATGGATATGATAAAATGACCGCTTATGATGGCACGACTTTGACTAATGCAAACTGGACACGCCCTGCTGATTGGGGTGATTTACCTG